CTAATATAACTAGCAATCTAAATGTTGGGGAAACATTAACAGCCAATACCCTATCCGTAACAGGTAGTGCTAATATAACTAGCAATTTAAATGTTGGGGGGACATTAACAGCTAACGTATTAAATACCAAACATTTAATGTCTGATTCATTAACTGCCAGTGGCATGTCAGTAACTGATGACGTTGATATAGGTAGCAATTTATCAGTTAGTGATTCTATAACAACAAATAGCATATATGTTAATGGTGATGCTAAAATTAAAAATAAGTTGTATGCTAATGTAGTTATTATGGATGATTTAACAGTCAACAATAGTGCTAGTATTGGTAAAGATTTGACAGTCTCTGGAAATTTAATAGTTAATGGCAATACAGTTGTTAACGATACAGTTATTAATCAAACCAGCGTTTATTCCACCGATACACTATTTGTTAACAATATTACCCCAGCAGTTTCCACCACTACTGGCGCCATAACTACAACAGGTGGTGTGGGCGTAGCTGGCAATGTTGTAGCTCAAAGTTTTTATTCCAATCAATATTTCTATGCTAATGGAACTCCTTATTTCAATACTGGTTATACTGGATCCAGAGGCGTTGATGGAATTATAGGTAGAGATGGTGCTGTTGGGCCCAATGGCCCAACAGGTTTTACGGGAAGCAGGGGAAATACTGGTTATACTGGAAGTGAAGGTCCAAGAGGTGGAAGTGGTCCAGTAGGAAATAATGGTAATAATGGTTATACTGGAAGTGTCAGCACAGTGCCTGGTCCAATCGGAGCAACTGGTCCACAGGGTGTTAACATTAAATTAAAAGGTGATTCTCCCTATGTTGGCAGTTTACCTATGTCAGGTAATGAAATTAATGATGCTTACATTGTTCGAGACGATGGCAACACTTGGGTTTGGAATGGGACTGGTTGGTATAATGCGGGAAGGGTGGTTGGTCCTACAGGCTATACTGGATCTGGCGGTTTAGCTACATACGACTTGCATAATTTTATTAACGGAGCACCACAAACAAATGAAATATTGATGCGTATAATTGCTGTTAGAAATATTTCATTCTCTGAAAATTTTGCAGGAAGTTATGCATATTGTATCAATGCACCTACACAAGATTTTGTAATTGATGTTTTAAAAAATACTCAATCAGTTGGGACTTTGACCTTTTCTTTGGGATCGAAACAGGGAGTATTCAGCGTTCCGGCTATTTCTTTAAAACCTAGCGATCAAATGCATTTAAGATGTTCTACAACTGCAAATACTGGTATTACAGATATTGCCATAGCAATTTTTGGAACCTCGTCACCGTAATAGAAATAAATATTCCATTAACAACTTGAAAGGTTCGACTTGTCTCTTTTAAAAACACATACTAGAAATAGGTCTGTTCCTGGATCTTTAGGTCCACTTGGAAAATCTGTTGGATATTTACAGGGTGGTTACAAAGGTTCTGATATCTTTAGTAAAATACAATATTTTAATACCAATACCAATTCAGGATCATTGGTTTATGACACTGGGTTTAACAGAAAATATAGGCCAGGTGTAAATGGTAGGTTTAAAGGCTATTTTTCAATAGATGACGCCACTAATTTTAATTCATTTAACTTTGTTACATATAGTCAAGAATCATCATTTAATATGACCAAAAGCCCAACTGTTACATGTAGTGATTGGACTTTTGAGAGTCAATCTTGGATGATAACTTCTGATACTGCTGGATGGAATGACAATTCTTTTGGATCAACTTGGATTAAATTAGATTTAACTGTGGATACATTGTCATCTCATGGAACTTTATCATCTGGTCCAACCGGTACAACTAGACAAGCCGCAAGCACCACCACTCATGGTTTTTTCTGCCAAATCAGTAGTGGCGATCTTGGAATCGTGTATGCTTTGAAATTTTCCACAAAAACTGTATCAAATCAAGGCAGTTCAGATCTTTTAAATAAAGGTATTCAATATGCTTGTGGAATGAGTTGCAGTGAATCAAGAGTTTATATGGTTGGTTTTGTAGACAGAACCGTACAAATGAATTTTAGTGGTGCAAGTATTACTAGTATACGATTGGCCCAGTCCACTTTTACATATAATTTTGGTGAAAGTCATAGTTTGAGTAATTCAACTACTGGTTATATGATGGCAGGATATAAGGATACTACTGGTAGATATGGGGAGCAACATGGTCTATGTCAATCTATTAATTTTAGTAATGAAGCAATTACCACACAAGCAGATTTAGTATTGCCACAATCTTCGGGACAAATGATGCAGGGTTTTTGATATGCCAACTTATATAGTGAAGAATATTAGTAATAGTTTTGATGCAGACCAACAACCAGATGGATTTAAAGCCATAATGGCTATAGAAAATAGATTTTTTATCTGTGAGTGCCCAACACCACCTAACGGAGAAATGACCATTTTCTTTCCAGAACAATATTTAAAAGATTTTGTTTATTTTAGATATCCAAATGGAATAAAATTACCATTTGATGCATTTAATGGTGAGGTAGAAATAACTTCCCCGGCTCCAGATCATAGAGGACGAGACGTATATAGATATAATGAAAGTCAAATACTTAAAAAACTTTCGGTGACTAAATGGATTATGATAAATGTGTGGCTTGCTGATAGAGCCAAAATGGAAAATTTATCACAAGAAATAGTCGACCGTATGATTAATGAAATTAATTTAATTGACAATTTGGTTGACCTACGTACATACATTTCTAACAATTTATATTATAATCTATAACAGGAGTATAATATGATAGACTTTTTTCTAAAATTAGAACCATTGGTGTCTAATGGCATGAGCCAATTTCAAATGGATTATTTTGTTATAAATGAACAAATAACCGCTTATAAAAAATTAAAACAAGCAATCGTAGAAGCTAAATCAAGATTAGAAACACAGACCACTGTGGCTTTTGATTTGGAAGAAATGGAAATCAAATTAAAACAAGCACAATTAGAAGAACAATTGGTCACTGATGAATTGGATCGTAAACTAAAAAATGTTCAAGTACGAAGAGCTGAATTTTCACTAAATCGAACACAGATTAGATTGGCACAGTTACAATCAGAATCACAGTATTTTTTATCACAAATTGAAAAAATAGTGAATGAACATTTTGGTTCAATTGAAAAAGCTGTTGAAATGATGTCTGATCATTCATTTCAATATGACCAAGAATCAGAATATTGGAATGAAAAGTTGGCTAGGGGAGTGTATAGCGATTTAATTAACTATGGCACTATATCCAAAGGATTATTAGAAGCTATTGCTTGTTTACCACAAAGTCAACAAGAAAAAATTCTAAACTCTGCCGTGGTACAACAAACGTCTTTTCATAAACTATTGAACAATACAAAAGATATAGCATTGGTATCTGAGGATTAAAATGCTGTCAGATATAAGGTTTTCTGTTCCACTCTGGCCAGGTCTCAGCCCAGAAGATATAGAAAATGATGTTTATCCATTTTTAGAAGAATGTAAATCAGTAATTTCAGATATCTATATTACTAGTAGAATTCCACCCTTTAATCAAGACGCTATGGGCGGAATACTTTTTCCTGAGGATGTTGGCATTGTTGAAAACAATTCACTTGTCGTTAGCGACAAGTTTGATATACCACTTAGTTTGACATTTAATAATATCACGGTATCTCCCTCATTTGAAAATTATTTGACTTTTTTAGAAAACTTTAAAAGACTTTATGATCTTGGAATTAGAATAGTCACTATACCCAACACAGCTTGGTTAAGGTTTGGTCTTAAAAAAGAATTTCCTGAATTGTTTGTAAAAAATACTATTTTGAATCGAGTTCAAACGGCTGCAGAAGTGGCCAAATTATTTGAGGAAGGATTTGATTATATCAATTTAGATAGAATTCTGATGAGGGATACTAAAACATTAAAAGAAATACAAAAAGCTAAATTGTCAATGCAGGATACATTGTTAAAGCCACTCTACGTTTCTTTACTTTATAACGAAATGTGTGAAGGATTTTGTCCAGTACAACAGGATCATTTTGTTTTTAACTTGAATAGACAAGCATCCGATCCTTCTTATTTTCAATCAAAAATGTCAGATATATCCCCCTGCGTTATAAAAGACGACAAGTCTATTTTATGGGCACTTAAATCTGCTAGTATACCTTCATTTTATAGCCATTTGGATCATTATTCAAAACTTATCGATGTGTTTAAAATGCATGGTAGAGAAAGTCGACATGTGTTCTATAACACCATGGCTATAATAACACAGTTTGTTAGAAGACAACCTATTGAAGATCCATATAGACTTATTTTTAAATCTGCATCAGACGATATTAAAAAAACTTGGCTTAAAACTATTGTCAATTGCAAATTTAATTGTTGGCAATGTCAAGTTTGCGAAACCACAGCAGAAAAAATATCATTAGTAAAAAACTTCTCCAATAAATAATTTTTTAGAAGATTTAATATGCAATTATTTGATACACTATCCAGTGGGCTTGGATATCTATGGATGGTTTTCTTTATTATGATTTCGGCAGGATTGGCCAAAGAATATAATTTATTTGTGCCAGTTTATGCTTATATTAAAGACACTTTTGGATCTAATAAGTTTGTCGTTGTAATACTCAGCGCAATTGGTGGAATATTGCCAATTGAGGGTCGTGTAACAGTATCGGCCGGTCTTTTAGATACCGTTGCCCCTAAGTGTGGTCATGGTAGAGAAAAAATGGGTATTGTTGATTATCTATCAACACACCACTATTATATGTGGAGCCCATTAGAAAAAACTGTACTGTTACCCATTGCCGCATTTGGTCTTACATACTCTGCATTTATTAACATGATAGCTCCGGTTTTGATTGTTAGCTTAGTATATATTAGTTGGTATATTTGGTTTCAAGTTAAAGAAGATGAAATAGTCATAACGTCTGAAGAGTTTAAAATAAGTGCAGTACTAAGAAATGTGTTGCCTATGTTTGTGGCATTAGGCACATATGTTTTTGTTGGTGGAGAAAGTAATGTATTTGCCATTTTTGGTTCATTAGCCCTATATTATGTGATAATTACTCAACAATGGAATTGGAGAAAATTGTTAAGTTACGTAAATTGGGAAGTGTTAGTTACAGTTGCTTTGGTGATCATTCTTGGAAACTATTTTAAATCACATATGTCTGAATATCAAAATCTTATTAAGAATGTAGGATTGAATCCGGGCACTTTTATTGGGATGTTGCTGATTAGCCTAATAGGATTTACAGTTAGTTTTTTAATGGGCAGTAGTGGAAAATTCATTGCCATAGCTGTATTGATGTCTCAAGTATTCGGTGTTGAATATTTTCTATGGTTCTTTGCCGTCGATTATGCGGGTTATTTATTAAGTCCAATGCACAAGTGTGTTATGGTTGGTAATAGATATTTTGGAACTCCGTTTAAAACATATTATATGGCTCTGGGCGGATGGATCTTGCTAATGCTGATTACTTCGGGCGTCATAGTCTTTCTACTCTAATTAAATTAGAGCTCATAAAAATAGGCACTTGATGTGCCTATTTTTTATTTCTACAAAATTTATTTTAAATCTTTAAGAATACTATCAGTCATTGGTTGTATGACATTGGCTACATCGTCAACATTAACAAAGTAATCGACATCATCAATATAATTTTCTAATTGTTCTAATTTTTCATTTAAAAAGGCTTCAACTTCTTCAGATGAATATCCAGAATTAATTAGTTCTTTAATATTGACCTTGACATCAGTACCATCAACTAATTTGAATGTCACAGCTTGTAAAACATCAACCGGGACAGATTCTTTCTCAACTTCTTTAAGAATTTTATTCCACCTATCCTTGGTAGAAATATTAAGCCGCTTTTGGCTTTTTCTTGGCTGGGACGGTTTTTGTTTTGGCATTTTCTTTAAGTAATGGTTTGGTTGGTGCCAACATGCTTTCTGCTTCTTTTTGCAATCTTTCGGCTTCGGCTAATAATTGTGTTGCGTTGAGTCGCATGGCATTGGCTTGCTCTAATCTGCCACGTGCAAGGTCTTCGTCGGTTAACACACCCATAGTACCAGTTGACTCAACTGGTATACCTCTGCTGGCTGGACTTACACCAACTTCTTTAGTTTCAGTGGTTTTCTTTTTGCTGACCATACCTTTATTAGCATCAATTTCAGCTAATCTTTTTACAGCTTCTTCACCCTTTGACATTTCATTCAACAAGTCGTTTAACTCGTCCAATCTCACACTACTTGCGGGTGTTGGTGTCATTATGACTTGATTTGTTGGGACTTTTTTCATCAAACCATCTTTATGTAAAGCTTCTAGGCAATTACGACCATCTGGCATAAAATCCCTAAACAATGCATCAGCAAAATTTTCGGCTTGTTGCCCTACTGGACTTTCCAAGATTTTCATCATTGAGTCGTGGTATAGTCTAGGCAATAGGTCACTGTAAACTACCAAACACATATGATCTTCATTAGGTACTTGCCTAAACAAAACCACAATTTTTTTATCACCATGTCTTCCTACATGTTTATACATTATCTGTCTCCTTGATATTTTTGAAAAATTATTTAGCTTTAACTGATTTAACTGGTTTAACAGCTTTTTCTGCCACTTCCGGCGGCTCTGGTTCAGTTGGTGGGGTTACAGACTGTAAAAAAGAACTTAAACGATCATAAAGCAAGCCAACACCGCTGAGCTCATCAGCACGAAATGCTCCCCTGGCGCTACACACTTTAACAATTTCAACAACTTGTGCTAGATCACGGATTGTTAAACCAGTGTCATTATTAACTGAATCTGACATAAAATCTCCATTCCTAAATGTAATTGTAATTATTTACATCGGTCTACGGAGACACAAAAATAAATCATCAAAAGTCGTATAGCGATTTATTAATTTGATCCAACATTAATCCCAAATAACTTGCTTCACTGGCACGTTCAAATGCGGCAAGAGTTTGTATGGTAAACACACCATCTTGACTATATGAATGATCGCCCAGGTAAAACCTACCCTCTAAGTTGGTATAAATCCAATCAGAAATTATTTTGATATCACACTTGAGATCAAATAATATCTTTTCAAAATGTGGAGGGCAATGATCTAACCTTCTTAGACCAAATACATTTAATGGATTGACTTCACCATGAATTAACATTATTCATAGATCCTAAGTTTGAGATCAGTGTTTTCCCCAACAGCAGGAATTTCCAATCGATCTAATAATTGCTCCTCGGCTGTTTGTCTAAAACTGTCTACTAACTGATATTGATTGGTAAATCTGGCAATCTCAACCGACCTAGATAAATCATCTAAAGCCTGTTCTCTGGCTAATAACCTTGCTTGAAGGTCATTTATAATTTTACGTGCCTCTGTTACTTTACGCAATTTTTCTGTGTCAATTAGCTTCATTTTAATGTATATCAGTTAAAAATCTGTTGATTCTAAGCAATTTTTAATAGGTTTTCTACCACCAACTGCTTAGGTACTAGACAATATACTCACTTAGTGATTTCGTCTTTAATATTTCTATTTAATTGAATTACAGCAGCATCCGCACACTTGACGGCCCAAGTAGCAACTTCGTCAGGGGTATAAGGAGTGCTAGAATGATTACGACCAGCTAACAGTCCAGCAAGAGCTAGTCCAGTTAGGATCAACCTAGCATTTTGATTATTTTCGTCCTGATTGGTCATAATGTGCCCATACTCCAAATTCTGGTTTAGCTTCGGGATTGTCTTTGATAATCCAAACAGTGTCGCAATAATCCTTAACTTCATCTGGATTCCAACCATAGAAGCAAAAGTCGGTGAATACAATTAATTTTTTTGGAACCAAATCTTGTTTAGTAAGATAGTTCCAAATACAATGAGGATCAGTTCCTCCACCGCCACCTGGCTCATATTCCCTAATATCAACCCCAGAATCGGCAGTAAAATCTTGTGGATTATAAACTTCAGTATCCCAAGTGGCTATATGAATTTTATAATCAGTATAAGTATCCATAATACCTTTGATCTCACTTAAAAAGATTTTCAAGTCTTGATCACTAATACTACCAGACGTATCAATAAACACTGCCACATCTACAGTTTCCTCGGGCTTTAGTCCAGGCAATACTGCATCCATATGCCAGCTTCTGCGACTAGGACGTGCCCATGAATAATCACTTTTAATAGTACTTTGAATCTGTTGCGGCAACAGTTCACGCCAATTGACTGTGGGCTCTGTAAGATCTTTAATTAGTCGTTTGACACCCCCGGGAACATTGCCAGCGCCTGCGGCCTGTGCTGCCGACAACATAGCTTCTTTGATTTCGTCTCGAATAGCCTGTTGTTCTTCTTTGGAGAGTTTAGGTCGACCATTTCCATCTTTTTCGTTATCGCCTTCACCCTCTCCCTGACCTTCACCTTGACCATCCATATGCTCATCTAGGATTTGCTTAGCCAAACTACTGATATCAATCTTATCAGCGTTTTGATAAAGGTCATCATAGACTTCCTCAGCACTCCAACCTTGATATTTCTGATTGTAGAGAATTGGCACTTTATTAATTTTTTCACCAATCCGCTGTTCAATTAAATCAGAATTTACACAATAGTCATCTGCAATATTCCATAATTGTGGATCTCGGTCGCCACGGCGTCCCATATGGTCATAACAGACATGTAAAACTTCGTGCCCGAATAAAAACTCACATTCTTTAAGACTCAATTGATTGATAAATTCACTGTTATAGTAAAAATGCCTACCTTCTGTGGCTGCGGTAGGACACCAAGCATCGGCATTAACCAATTTTAGTCGAGTTGCTAAGTTACCAAAAAACGGTGCCCTGAGCAAAAGACCAACTCGGGAAGTTACCAATTTGTCACGAGCTGCCGCATCAATTTTTGGATTGGTAACTGTTACTGCTTTGCTTTTTTCTGCAAGAGTAGAATCTTGTGATGCCATTGTAAATCCTCTAATGTATCATCTAATGTAGTTATTATACTACCAAAAATAAGTTATGTCAATGGGGGAAATAATCCCCCATTGTTTTTATTTGCCGCTAGCCGCTAGCACATATTTGCCATATTTTGCATGGAATTCATTGAAACTTTCAATTTTTCCAGGGACAAAAGGCAATCCATAAGTTGTCAATGCAACACGGGCACCCATAACAACAAGCTCAGTGGTGAAGTTGTTCATCATAAACTTGAAGAAATTATTGGCTTGATTATGCCATTCTGCAATTTTACCAGACTTGCTGAGTTTTACGTGACTGTCTTGCAACTCATAGCAAAGACTCACAGTCAATGAATACATGGCGCTAATTTCTTTTGTCTTAAGTTCTGCAACATTGCCACGCAATACTTCGATAGGATCTGGCATCTGTCCAGAAACTTTTCTATGTGCGGCAAATTTAACAGCGAGACCTTCACCAATGGTGCCTGCAATCAAATCCATATTTGTTGAATCATCCAAGTCATCATCCAACAGTTCGCTAACAAAGGTCCAGCTACGTGGTGTAGCAAAACTGCGACTGGAACTACGTGGATCAAAATCATAAAGATCTTGTTTAGCAAAACTCAAATAACCCACAACATCTTTGTGAATTTTATTTGACACTGCCCATTGTTGCCAGCTTTCAAAGTCTGGACGCATTTCCAAGTGAACAAAACGATTAGCCAATGGAGTTGGCATGCGATATGTAATGCCCTTATCACTTTCGCGGTTACCAGCAGCCACAACAACTACGTTATCGGGTAATTTATACTTACCAACACGACGATTCAAAATCAATTGAAATGCGGCTCCCTGTACAGCGGGAGCAGCTTGATTCATTTCATCCAAGAAAAGAATAACGATGGGATATTTACTAGCCAATTCCTCATCTGGCAAATCAATGGGAGGTGCCCAATCCATTTTATTGATTTCCTTGTTATAAAAAGGAATACCACGGATGTCTGTGGGTTCAGTCTGCCCCAAACGAAGATCCAATGTAATACCGCCAAGTTCTTCACCAATGCTGGCTACTAACTCACTTTTACCAATACCTGGAGGGCCCCACAGGAAAACTGGACGCTGTTTCTTAAAACAACGAAGCAAAGCTGACCTAGCTTCTACTGAAGTAACTGTGCGATTTTCGCTGATTGCTGATGTTGCCATTTAGGACTCCTTTGTTAAACAATACGTTAATTATACATTCATTATTCAAAATCACCAACCAAAATCTGTATGATTTTTGCAACATTTAGGCATTAAGATTCACAGTCCAACCATGTGCAGTATCATAAAATATGTGGCGACCAATTTGAGTGGTTACCTTTTGATAGTTGGTCCATTTTGGGGCTTTGATGTAATCGGCATGGTAGAATAAACTACGATTCAAACCATTAACACCTATTCCATTTAAACTGTTTTTGGCTATTGATAAACATTCCTGCCACAATTTGGCATCTGGTTTAGGAAGTTTTTTGATCAAAGTCCAAGAAAACTGTTTTGGTGAATAGACAACACGACAAATATTATTTCCCCATTGTCCGGACCTTAAGCGATTCAATGTGACTTGAGCCACAGCATATCTACCAACTTGATTTTCTACACCGGCTTCATAATAAATATTTTTTGCTAAACATTCAATTTCTTCTTTAGAATGTTTGACAGTAGTTCCGGTATTAATCAAATATTTTCCAGGCATCAACTTTGCACTCAATGTTTTTGCCGGTTTAGCATTAGCAATCTGATTTGGAGCAATTCCAAAAACAGATAGCACTGCCAAAACTATGACATGACGTTTATTCATACCTAGTATGAAATCAGATATCTGTTTTGATTTTAGCGTTTAGCAATCGTTTGCTTCGAGTTTTAGTAAACTCATTGCTGAGATAAAAATCCAACAAAGCCTGGGTTGTATGTCCCACAACACTTAGTTCCTTGGGAGAGTGAAAAAGCACAGGGCAATTTCTCCAAGAACCAGTTTTTCTAAATTCGTGAACCCAAGCACGATGATCTGCGTTTTCTACGTCAAAATTTACGACTGGGCGGCAATGTGCATCTAGAATAGTTGCGTTCATTTTATTCCTTTTAAAGATTGCGTTAATAAAATCAAATTATATATAAAAACATACTCACCGTCAACCAATTTTTATCTGTGTTGTTTTTTTACAAATCAAGTTTGGGATTCTAAATCATTGAGATATTTTTGTAAATTATTGGAATTTAATGTCAACATCAGTGCAGTAGATTCGTCAAATATATGTATTTGTCTTAGAGTTTGAACATAATATGGAAATCTAATATATCTCTCCAATTGAAGAAGATTTTTTGGAGAAATTTTATCTTTTAAAGTAAACTTATAATCGATTAAATCGAGATGGAGGCAAAGGTGTCTCCAACCAGACTTGGTCAATCTCATACTATATGGGTTGGTTGGATTGAACCAAAGATCTATTGGATTTTCAGTTCTATCTTTTAAATTACCAAATTTATAATACCATTGAATTTGGGTAAGTTTCATCCTGTTTTAAGGATAAATTTTTTCACCCTCAATTAACAAAACAACTGAAAATTTATCAGTTTTAAATTGTGTATTGAGTTTTTTGCAAAGATTGACGGCATGTCCACGATTACCAAAACTGCTTTTTTTATATTTTGGGCCTGGGTAATTGACTAAGATGTTTTGAGTTTTTAGATTGATTGGTTTGCCGTCATAATATACTGCATATATGCCGGCGGCATCTAAGACTTGATCACTTTTATATGTGACCTTATTGAGATGTTCAAGTATTACTGTTGGCTTTGGTCTTGACATGATTTAAATCATTATAGTATTAGTTTATTTATCCTATTTAAATTGTCATTCAGATTGCGACAATGTTACACTATTTTTAGCATCTATTTCTTGATGATATGGGCCATTAAACTTATTTCTAGACAACACAATGGACTTTGGGCAAAATTGAATAGTCCAAATATCGTTAATAAAAATTGAATAATATCCAGCACAGTAATAGCTTTTGCTATCAGACCGTGTAGTATAAAGTGGAAGCTTTCTTTTTAGATCATATACTATATTATAAGGCTTGCAATCTACTGGAAAATCATAAACTTGATTTGTGGATTTATTTGATTTTTGTTTACTTGAATCAAATTCAATATTGTATTTGTCACCAAGACTTTTAAGTGAACTAAATCTTTCCTTTTTTTGATCACTTACTAAAATCACACCATTATCAACTGATTGAATACACCCAATATGATTATTACTTTTTTCGAGACTCCAAAGTTTGTTTTTTACTATTGGTTTTGCTAATAACTTTTCCATAGATTATTCCTCCAAAGCCAATTGTTTGATAGCATTAATACTTTGAAAAACAGTACGGCTAACTAAACCTTGGTCGTAACTAGTGCCGGCTGAGGAAGCATTGGCGGTTTCAATGGCCAAAATACATTGATCCAAAATCATTTGAGTATAGTCTTCCAAATCCCTTATATTGACCCATTTTTTGGATGTGTCAGTTTTTGCATATTTAATAAGTTTTTTCATTTTGAATATCCTGTTGATAAAAATTCAGCATAGCTCGTGGCTTGTTCGCTGATCTTGTTAAGTTGATGTCGACCACAAAATTTTAAAAATTGAGCACCTACCATAGGCCTATTTAAAGTCACTGCTTTATCAGTAACAGTTTGATTGATAATTTGCCTAATATCTTCTGGCTGTGCAGTTAAATCAACCAATGTCTTGTTTCTATTGTAATCATCCAATACACGATGTTCCACACCATTATGATCTATCCATTTTTGCAACATCATGTTATTCCAAGCAAATCCTTTTTTTGTCATATCCGAATATGCTTCTATTAGACCTATTTTATTTTTTGTGCCCTTAGCTCTAACGCCTGGATATGCACTAAAAACATTATCAGTCGGATCGCCCCTCATACATTTTTCAAATAAGATCCAACCGGGTTCAGGAATTTTTTTAGGCTCTTTGGTCTTGTTATCAATTACTAATCGACCTTTCTTATCTAGGATCCCATTTAATGTATGTAACTCATCACTGATACCATTATATTGTTGAACATTTTCGGACAACAGTTGATAAAAATCAGTATCACTACTAACAATAACATGATGATCTTCGGGATGATTTTGTATCCATCCAGCGATTAGATCATCAGCTTCCAATCGACTATGTTGCAATACTGTGCAATTGGTTTTTTCTGACACAAAAGTTTTTAGATCATCAAAGGCTGACCAAAACGCTTGATCTTCCTCTTGTTCAGATGCAGTTAATGCAGCTCTGGCTACTGCTCGATTTTTCTTATAAGGCTCATAATAATCCTTGCGCCAAGAGCGACCTTCGAGACAGAAAACCACATGATCGGCTTTTTGATCACGCCAGGCTTTATTGACACTGGATAATGTAACGTGAATGGCAAATGCTACTTTTGTCTCTAGATCACTAGCTCTATGAGCTGCATGTCTTGCTCGAAAAAATGTATTTGCCGTGTCAATAATTAAATATTTTGTCATGCCAATATAATAGCAGTTAATGACGCAACAGTCAAGTAAATTGTTATTAATTAACTCATTTCAGAATAGCCGCCGCCGATATCTCTTCGATCAACAGTTGATCTTTTAGCGGGGTCAGCCATTTCTTGCTCGAAGTTTTCTGCAATAACATTTCTACAAATCAAATTGAACCACTGGTCAACAATTTGCTGATCTGTTTTTCCAGTAAACCCAGCTCGCATTAATTTGGCAAGAAATATTTCATTCCAATCAAGTTCAAAACTTCCAGATCCTAAATTATTTGGATCAAGTTCCACATTGATAACCGACACCCAAGGTTCGCCTTTTTGCGTGGCTAATTCTTTAGGAGAAGGTACTGTGAATGGTTTTTTCACAGTTTTTTTAGCAGTCTTTTTTGCCGCAGGTTTTCTTTTTTTCTTAACAGGCACAGGTTCTGGCTCAACTGCTGGCTGCGTTTTCTTGAATTTATCAAATAGTCCCATGTTAACCTCTTATTGATATTTATTGTTAATTTTTACATCAGTTAGAGCAGCCACTAGTTGAAATTGTTCCCAAGCGGATTTTGCGGCAGGATTAGATTCCAAGTCAGTGTCTAGTAATACTGCTTCTAACCAAATTTCAGGTCGTCGTCGAGGATTGGCACCAAATTGTCTAGGTTGGTGTAATTTGCCCTGCTCCCACAGCTCAACACAAACACTACGAACACGATCTTCATCTTCAACTAAAAATTCGTTCCACTCAGGTTGACTCCAAGGGCTACCCAAAGTTTGACCACCGCCATAACCTTTCCAAACACCCTCCCATTGATCTGCATCCCTAGGATCAAAATCTGTACGGGATATAATCACCAACACATCAGCAATGTTAACTCGACCATTTACAATGTCTCGAACACATCTGGATAGCGATAACCCAATTTTCATCTATTTTACCGTTTCTAAATGATAAGTCAAATCTTCCATTGGATAAAGATGACTAAAATTACTTTCATAAAAGTTTGGCCATTTATTGGCCCAAACTAACATTATATGTCTAAACCAACTTTTGTCAATGTTTTCATTAAATGCCTTTTTATGTATTTTAAATTTGGCAGTTAATGAATATGCATATCTATGATGGTACATATGATCTACATCAAAATAACTTAATGTATCAACAGTGAAAAAATGTTTATGTGTTGGATCTAAATGTGCCCAAATACTTCTAAAATAAGGAACAATAATAGTTATTTTTGAATTGGGTTTGGAAATCCTGTGAAGTTCTTCCATTACTGCAATAATATCAGTTAGATGTTCTAACACATTATCCAAATGTATTTGGTCAAACTCATTGTCTTGGAATGGATAAGGAAATTGATCTAAATCGTGTATAACATCTGCACCGACATTGGGATTGATATCCACAGTAATCACAGTATCAGAATCCTTAGATTCAAAACCTTTCTTACCACAACCTAATACCAATATCTTAGACATTTTGGTTATCCTTGCAGTTGCAGTTACGACCTTGATTGCAATCTTGATTACAATCCGACTTATGTGTAGGAAATAGCCAATGGGTTAAAAACCCAAAGCATCCAATCAAATAAGTTATTACTAAAATTAATAGACTGACAATTAACCATTTGTCAAATGTTAAAAATTCATTAAACATTTTTTTGACTATCGCCTTTCATTACTCGATAATTGTCTTCCACTGAATCGGGCGTACTCACTTCTATCAGTGTGCCTTCTTCAATGCAGATAACTTGATGAGGAAACAACGGTTCATTTCTCCATGTGTCCCCAAACATTAAAATTTGACTATCTGTTGTGGCATCTTTGGTGTTGATCCAACGCACTTCAAACTTTCCATCTAACACAAACCAAGTTTCATCTTTGATACTATGAAAGTGCATACTGAATTTGGCATCTTTATTAAACTTTAATAATTTGCCGCAATACTTGTCATTGGTTGCAAAAATAAATTCATGCCCCCAACCCTTTTCAACAAAACCTTCCAATCTAGTCATTGATCACGTCCCCCATTGATTTTTAAAGAGAGGCACTTGAAGTCGATCACTATAGCGCCATCCTCTCTGCATTGCCATTTCCGCTACTGTTCTATTATTAAGACTGTAAACTGACTCAACGCCACCAACAGGCATAAGATAAACATGACCTGAAAAACCAGCCGCACGATAAGCACCAACTGCACATTCTGCATCTGACACATCTTGTTCTGTTGCAACAACAAATTTCAAATAAGTTGTACCAAACCATTCATATTCACAAACAATATTTGGTTGAATTGCATCTTCCCATTTCTCTCCGCTACATGGCAATTTAGCACTTACACTAAACGTAAGTTCTCTACCATTTTGTTTGGACCATTTGAACAAATATGATTTAAACTCATCAGACAGCCGTTGAGTGCCATTTGTTTCAAACGTAATTTCTTTTAAAGATGCCATGCTTGGGTGATCCAATAGATCTGGATAAGCACGTTGCCATCCCAATAGAGGTTCGCCACCAGTAATAACCAAATGTTCATCTACCCAACGCTTATGCGGAAGTATTTCCATAATTTGATTTGCAATAGCGTCGCTAGTCAACATTGGGCTTAGTTCTTTAAACTCTGGCATCCAAGATGCGTATGAGTCGCAACCAGTACTTACCAATGGAAGTTCTTCATATTTGTTATAAAGATGTGCTACCTGGGCAATATCCTCCGCTTCTGTACTGACAGTACCACGCGACATTCCAAAACCAGCGCATTTAAAATTACAGCCAAAAGTTCTAAGGAATACGCTGGGTACCCCCATATATCTACCTTCTCCCTGTATTGAGTAGAATAATTCTGATATCTTAATCTTTGACATATTACTCCTTTGTGGATGGTTTTGAATCATGAATGCTGCTCCACTGCTTCAATTTAACCAATTTTTTAGATTTTGCTAACTGTGTTCGCTCCTCATTGATCAATTCAAATTCTCTCATGAGATCAATCATACAAAGCAAATCACCAACCTCATCTTCTAATCGTTGCCTATTTGTGCGCTCTAAATATTCAGAATCAATTCCAAATCTAAAGATTTTACTAATAGCCTGCGTTACCTCGGCACATTCTTCTTGTGCAATTAGAAGGATTTCTTTTTGTTGTGAGTTCATAATTTTACTTTAAATTTTTAATTCGGTCAATGACCAAGTTGGCTTCTTCGAAGCCACTATTATTTAGGTCTTGTTCTTGATCATCTTCTAATTTTTTTGTAAGAATTTGCATCAAGTTTGTGGTTGTGGTAAAACTATATGGTTGTCGCCATTTTACAGAATATAGTTGTTTTTTATCCATTGTTATTTCCTTTAGACATTTCAGGTTTTTTAAATAGTTGTGCCAATCTCTGTGTACGTTCTTGATATTGTTGATCAGTCAAGCTACAGCTATTATCGCACATGGGCTTTCTAGTAGTTCTACCACAAACACAATTACTCATGCTTCATAAATGGCACTATTGCCAGCATGTTCAAACACTTCGGCACTGCGCAGTTTTACACCGGAGCCAACTGGGTACCTTGCTTCAAATACTCGGCCATCCGGGTGAGTCCAACCACGTCCCTCTTGATATGCCTCTAAGATTTCTTTCATTGTTCGGAATACTAGTTCAGCAAATTTTTCGCAACCTACTCCGACCACAACTCTCAAATCCACCACACCACCCTCTGCTTGTTTACCCAATTGTGCCAATTCTTTAAATTTATACATGAGTGGGTCATCCAAGGCCACAATGGTTTTATGATCAAACTGCCAATCGGCCCACTCTTTAAATGCCTTGAGTCCACCAAAGTCCATGACCCAATTTTTCTCGTCTAAAGTACTGCTTTCAAAGATCAGTTTGATACCAATCGAGTAACCGTGTAACAATGAACAATGGCTATGATTGGCACGCCATTGACGAAAACAGCATGACAAGCCTCTGTCAGTGCCGTAGGTTTTTGTAGAAAGATATTTTGCCATGTATTTCTCCTATGTTAAATTATAGCATAGACGGCAGAGTTTGTATAGCGGGAATGACATCAAAAGACCGCTGTTTTGGGAATTTATTTCAAAAATCCCACAATATAAACCAAACCACAAAATAGGTTCAGTAACCAAAGACTTGGTTGGCGCCAAAGTACACCAACCCAGGTCCAAAGAGCACAACCTGTTAAAAATAAGATCTTATTTGCTGGATTGATATCAAAAGCATTAGCCAATGTAGCCAACACAATCACCAAAGTGGCAGTCCATTTTAAGACAAAGTCTAATTTCTTCATAATAATATTATAGCAAAAATAAAGTAATTTATCAACCAATACTTAATTTTTGATCTTGAAAATCAACCAGTCCTTGATATAATTTTTCCATCCAGCCCAAATTTCTAATTATTTTAAAGGCTAGGTTTTCTGTACTAAACTCACCGCCAGTATCTAATCCACTTTGTCGCATTTTTCTTATCTTATCGATAAGTCTTTGAAAATCACTGTCAGAATCGGCGGATTTTAATGTTTTAGATATTGCATCTATTAGAGATTGTGCTTTAATATTCACAGCACGTTGACTATAAGATGGATCAATGTGTTCAGGTTCTTTGACCCAACGATTTTTTAATATTGAATAGATCCCCCCACTAACTGGTGGTGTTTTAACATCTTCAACATATAATTCAACTTCGTGATCGTAGATAGTAATATCGTGCAGATCATTCCAAATTTGTTTTTTAGCTTTATATAATGTTTCGGCCAAGTCATCACAGCCTAGATCTTGATAATTAGTTACTATATGCAAATCAAAGTCGCTATACTTGGTATAGTTATAATTAGCCATACTGCCAGCCAGGACAATATCAGATATTTTAAAGTCCCTAATGTTCAAATATTCAACAAAAATTTTAGCTATATTTAACAAAGATTTGCGTACTTTAGGATTCATTGAATTCTCGTACCAAACAACATTGTTTAACTGTTTGTGATATTCCACATTACCTTTAATTAGATTTACTTCGTTGATTTTCATAATATCAAATCAAAATATTACATGGTATAGCATTTTCTATAACTGTACCAACTGGGGGAATATTCAAAGTTCTGTAAAGGTCAAAATCTTTTATTCTTTTTCTACCAGAGTAATATCTAAAAGCCCCATAATCACTACCTTCAGGTAAAGTAATCAATGCCGGTTCTGTGTTATTTGACCTATTTTTAATTGCTGGCAATACCAAACCCGAATCAACACCACTTTTTGTCCAAAAAAATCCATCATAAAGAATATTTATCTTAGCGCCAGAACCACGATTTGATCCATTAATTGGATAAATTTCACTTCCTTCGATTTCCTCAATCCAAATTTCGACATTTTTATTTTTTGGAAGTTCTGGAAAAATTTCACATTCTATCTGATTTGAATTTGGCATTTTTTTAATAAAAATAAAATATCTACCCTTCAATGCAGTTCTTTCACTTATTGGTACTAAATCGAGTTCGGTTGGGTCAGAAATGTCATTCAATCCATTAAATGGCAATTCAGGCAGATATACTATGTCATGACCATATGTATATGAATTTGTTATTTTTCCACGGAAATAAACATGTTTAATAATATGATGTTGAATAAATGATGTGCTATTATGCCAGCCATTTGCATCAAAATCATAAACCAATGGGTCATAATATTTTTCAAATGGTGCAAAACCGCCCGGATTCTGGCTTTTTGGATATGACTTATAAGCAAATGAATATGAATTTACATCCATATAATTGTCACTTCTTTTAACTGAATACGGGACGTTGCCTAATTTAGGATATGCCAATGTGACACTGGTGTTTGTAGTAGCCACTGCTCTGAAAGTTCCAGAATAAGATGAATTACCTGGAACAACGACCGTATATTTGCCTTTTGGATAATTGCCGAGAGACTTTAATTTATAAGGCGCATATAGAACATGCCTACGATCTACAGTTGTATCATTAGACATTAAAGATATAGGAATCTGACTACGCATTACCTGATTGGGAACTGCCCCCACATATCCATTAAAATGTGGATTATTTATTAATGTTACATAAGGCGGTAAGTTGTAAGTGACTAATTTTGACATAAATTATTTATTAGAAGTCACATCACTTGCTGTATTGATTGCTTTTGAATCTTTAATTCCCATACCTTCTCTGGTCGATTGATATAGGGTTTTTCCGGCAACTATTATATTGCTAGTAACACCGGTATATTGTTGGAATAATTCTTCATCCCCAATTTCAGCTGCTGATCTAGCCTTGGTTCCACTGTATCCAGCAATACCAACTGCATCTGGATCTCTTTCTCCACTGCTAATGAACTGTATAACTACATGGTCTCTCGCTCCCGACGGGTCAGATGATCTAATAGGACCACTATTCCAGCTATTTAATAATTTTTCAATACTGCCCTTTTCCTTGCCCAATCTGTCACTTCCAGCCACAAAGGCCATATTTCTGAAACCTTTGGAATAAAGCCAGTTGGCTGCATATATTGGGCCTTGTACATAATCTGTGACAATATGTTTAGCAAATTTAGGATAAATCTCAGCTATGAATTTTGCTTTTATATTAGGATTTAGTGGGTCATCATCACCCACACTATTACTTAAAAATATAAAGGAATTAGCACCACCAACATCCAAAGTTTTTTGCATAACTAAACCATGACCCAAAGTTGGTGGGTTCATTCGGCCAAAACAAAATGCTGCCAATGGCATAGCACTTTTTTGTGTTATTTCTTGATCAGAAACTTTATGTTTTGCAAAATTGGCCCTGCTAAATCCCAATCTATCAATCAATTTTAGTTTATCCTTACCAGACCCAAACACATAGCCTTCATGAGCATTTAGTCCGTCAGTTATTGCAACAATTTCACTACCTTGTTGTTGTGTATCAATTTGTTGCTTAATATGAATTTTTAATTCAGTAATTTTTGCCCAGATAGTCCAAATGGCCAATAATCCAGCAGCACCTCCTCGACCATTCACAGGATCATTTGGGTTGGGTTCTCCCATGTCCTGATAAAGCCAACCATCTTTATTTGATCCCAACATCTTTTTAGCTGATGCCTCACCTAAACGTTCTAATAGAAAATCTAAAAATCTAGGAACAATATTATTTTGTATATCATCTTCTTCTAGCATACGTGTTATAAACGGACCCATTGAAGAAACAACACTTTTACTTTTCAATGTTGTCAAATCTTTAAGAAATTGATCTATAATTTGCTTATTTTGATCAATTGTTTTCTTGGCATCAGCAAGCAAGTTTTTATTGACAGCCACTTTTGGTTTGTCTTGCATTTCCCCAACCATAAAGGTAATTCCAGCATTGTCATCCAATCCCTTTAGTCCCACTAACGGTTGATCCTCTTGACCTAAACCAGCAATATATGTGTGTACTGCTATGCCGCCAACACTTCGTGCCATCTTATCGCTAAGTGTATTGCCCCTTCCAGGAGTGGCATCAATCTTAACTCTATACTCAACAGTATTTGGTTTGAAAACAAAATATCCATTTTCTGTTTTTGGAGTTCCTGACCACATTAGATCACCCATCCAATAACGATCTTTGACATTGGGGATGGCTTTTTCTAAAGCTGGTCGCAATACACTTTCTTTCTCCCAAAGATCTCCACGATTAGCATCACGTGATATATCATAATCTTTGATGCTCATAAATTTCATTGTGCCCTTAACAACTTTGTCATACATGTGTTTGTCCATGAAGACCAAGTTTCCATTACCATCCCTTCCAAAAACAACGGCAGGAAATCCATCCCATTTGATAGAAACTGTGATTGGATTTTTTTCTAAATTGGCTAAATCTGTTAGAACTCTTTCTGCACCTGCACCGCCTTGACTGATAATTCGATCTTCAGGATGGTCAATACCTTCCATTATTTCTCGTTTAGTTGGTGTGAATAGTTCTATTAAGTACATTGTATTATATTTATAACATATTCAAGCAAACAATTGTTTGACTTGATTCCATTTTTCAGGATGTTTTTGTAATGCTGTCTTAATACCAGTAACACTTGATATATCTCTAGCAGTGGCCTCTGGACCTATTAGGATTTTAGCAATTTCGTCCTTATCTATGGCCACAACTTGATTGGTAGTTCTATCAACCAAACCTCTATCCGGACTATATTGCAAACTTCCTTTTTCTTCACCAGTTTTTGGATCAATGAATGTAGTCTTGCTACTAATTTTAGTTAATAAAGGATATATGTTTACCCAAAGATCTGCGCCACGCATACCTGGATCTTTGCTAAAGTCATGTGTATGAAGAATCCAAGCAGCACGTGGTCTAAGTATTAAGTCTATCGAAAAGTTTTTTCCATTTTTAGAATATTGTACGGTCAATGTACCAGGGTCAGTGGGAAATCCTTTTTTAGTCATATAATCAGCCAATGCCCATTTACTGGCATCACGTTGATAAGCTGCTTTTTTTTCTGGATTAGCTAGGGCATTAGCCAATGCTTTTGGTCCAACTTTTTTATTTCCCAACTGTTCTGCTGCCCTGTTATATTCTTGAACATATTGTTCTATATCTTTTGGAAATTTTTCTAAAAGTTCTTCTGGATCAATCATAATATCAATATCACCGGAATCTTGCCTGCCACCCCCACCATATGGATGTTCAGGATCAAAGCTACCAGCGCCGCCCACGCTCCATCCAGCAGCCAATCCAGCCTTTGCTAAAACGGGATTAATTGATTTTTTTGCCGTTAGGAAATCTTGTTCAGTAACTCGTGACACGACGACTCCAGCTTTAGCTAGGCGTTTTCCACTTTCAGATATAAATTCTTGTGCTCGCATATGTTAGGTGGTTGTAGTCAATACAACCAAAAGTATATATTATTTATTAAAGAATATTTGCAGTATAGTCGTAGTTGACCATAATACAAAAACTTTGCATTTTTCTTTTATCACTAACATCTGCGTCAGGAATAACCCTTAACAAGCTGGCACCATTTCTAATATGAAATCTAGCCACAGGATCTTTTTGTTCACGTAAAAATTCAGCAATAACTTTGACGTCTGGTGGCTCGTTAAAATGTGCGCTCAAGTTTGGTATTGGGCTCATGGTGACAAAATGATTTATTTCACTTTTATTATTTTTAATCCAAGTAGCAGCTTCTCTTATCAAAACTGCTCCAGTATTTTTCACCTTAGTGGATTCATTGGTTCTGAATACACTATAAAAAATAGCATGGTCAGCAGTTTCTTCTACAGGACTTTGGTCTGCCAAAATGTCATTAATGTTGTCTTTGAGCCCCAATGCATATGCTACACATAATACGGCAGTTACCACAGCATCTTCTATCCAAAAGAAGATATTTCGATCCTGTTGACATCTTCTGTCAAGACTTCGATCAACAGAGAACGAATGTACTGGATCCTGGTCCAGATAACGCAAGTAATCCCTTGAAAAATTTGATGATTGAAGATGAGCTAACATGGCATGATTGAGTAATATACAGCTATTTATATTTTACTATAAAATACATTAAATTAGCAATATCTAAAAATACCAATTTGACTAAATACTTTAAACTTTATAGCATCAGGCAATATATGGCAGATCCCACACCAATTAAAATTTCAGAATTTCCAAACTTAAATGCAGTTAGCGATTCAACAATTTTTCCAGTATTGGATTCTGGAACAAATTTAAAAGTCACTGCCGATAAATTAAAAACATATGTTGGGGCCACCATAATTGCTCAATCTACTGCTCCAGCAAATCACAATATATTATGGCTTGATACTAGCACACCTGCTGTACAAGGTATAGGCGCCACCGGAGCCTCTGGACCCACCGGAGCAACCGGAGCCTCTGGACCCACCGGAGCAACAGGAGTAGGTGCAGGTTCAACAACTGGTAGCTGGACATTAACACCAGGTGTTAATACAGTAAGTTTTACAGTTACGGCAGGTCGCACATATTGTATGTGGGTTAACGGAAATATTCCTAACGGTATTGTTAAGTGGAATGCTACAGTATCACTATCAAACACAAATGTACCGGCGGTAGGAACACAATATGGGTGGTATTATGCCGCTGGAAATGCTTTAGTACTTACATCAATACCAAATCACATTGTTGGAACCCCTAATACCATTGTCACTACTTCACCGGCAACTACCACAAGTAATGTCTTTACATTTGGTATCACAAATAACAGCGGATCAACGCAAACAGTCTACTGGGGTTACATTACTCTTTAACAGTTAAATGAATAGGATTACATAATGTCAGTATTAAAATATTGGGACCCGGGAACATCATCATGGCAAGCTGTCATAGTCGGCGCACAAGGAGCTAATGTAAGTGCCAATGTGTCAGAGACACTGGTATGGGAGACGGTTGGATCTACTAGAACATTGTCTGGTTATAAAGAAGGCTCGGTCGTTAAAACTATTAGATCAGCAGAATTCGTAAACAATAAATTTACAATTACATTGGCAGAATTTACACCAACAATTGGTGCTAGTGCTTTACCTTCAAACAGTTTGAATTGGGATATAAGTGCTAGCGGATTTTCCGTAACTGCTAACAATCCATCAGATTTTGTCAGTCAATATATCAGTTCAGTTAAGTCAATCACAGCCACAAGTGGTTCCATTAGTAATTTGTTAACTTTTGTTGCTGCTGCTTATTCAGCCACGCCTGCTGGTGGTGTTAATTGGACTAGACAATTTACTAGCAATGCTTCATCATATATACGTCCACAATCAACAACTGTTAATGGTGGAACAGTGAGTGCTGATGTGGTATTTAATTATAATAATGGGTCTTCAGAAGTAGAATTTACGGCTCAAAAGGCAACATTTACTGTCAATTGGGTAACACCAACGACTAGCGTGAGTCTATCAGCATTGAGTGGACAAACATTTTTATCAACTTATACATCAACCAGTTATACAGTTTCGGTAACTGGAATCACAAATAGCAGCAACTATGTTCATAATTGTGTAGCTACTGGTGGTACATTGAGCAGCGCAACTGGATCAGGCACTATGACCTTTACTGATCCCGTACACAAAGATAATGCTGGGGTATCAAGATCTATCACTAATACAACCACATTAACTAGACCTGCAAACGTGACTGGAACCAGTTATAGTGTACAGGCAACGGCTAATTCTGTTTTATCTGGAGCAACATTTACTTACCCAACAGTTTGGTTATGGACTAATTCCACTGCCACAAAACCAACAAGATCTGACATTGTATCAGGAACAGCATTTTCGGGCTCAGCAACACAATTGGGAAATCAAGTCAAAATATTCAGTGGAGTTGTTAACAATTCAGCAGCAGTGCCAAGAGCTTTTTGGTTTGCTGTTAGGGCTTCCACTGCACAGCCATCAACGTTCAAAACAGGTGCTTCATCATCTTTACTTTCTGATGTAGTTCCAAACACAGGGTCAACTGTTGGATTAGCTCCTGATTCTATTCCATCTGGATACACGCCAGAATCTTACAATCTATACGGGATAACTTTGCAGCCCGGTAACACTTATGTGAGTATAGCATGACAACAAATTATGATGGTTTAACAAAAAATTCTTGGCCAGGAACATGGAGTCCAAGTTCTAATGCACCTATTGCTTTGGACACTGAGCTTAGAGGAACACTACAAAGTATTTCCGGAGCAGCCGGGGATAGATTGACTGATATTTTTGGACAACGCCTAACAGAAGGTATGATGGTTTATTTAAAAACCGGATATAGTGCTGATGGTAAAACTAGATTATCTGACTCATATTACAAATATAAACTTTTAAATGGTGAAAGTAGAAATTCATCAACAGGATCTATGCCCAACTCAGAATCTAATTGGTCTGAGGTTAGTTTTGGAAGTTCCTCTAATCAAGTATCGTCTGGCAGTTTAGATTTATCAAAAGATTTTATTATCACTAGCACTACCGAATCAACAACTTTGGATGTGGGATCATTACAGACAAAGGGCGGAGCCTCCGTTTCTGGAAATTTATTTGTTGGTGGAAATGTTTTTACTAATGGGAATGTTAAATTAACTCAACAAAAAATTACATTAGCAGAAGCCCCACCAAACAATCCAAAATTAGGAGATATCTGGTATGACATATTAGAGGGCGGTAGCTATCAATATATCAGTGATGATACTAGTAGCTTCTGGATACAATTTGGAAGTAGTTTTTGATATTTAAGGAATAGATATGCCAGTAATGTTTCCATCAAGCCCCACAGTGGGCCAAACAGCTAAAGTAGGTAGCAGAACTTACCAATGGTCAGGAGTTGCTTGGAAGGTTTACACCGGCGATGCCACAGTAACTGCCAATAATGTAACTGCTGGAGATACTGTTAAAGCACCAACAGTAACTGCCAATAATGTAACTGCTGGAGATACTGTTAAAGCACCAACAGTAACTGCCAATAATGTAACTGCTGGAGATACTGTTAAAGCACCAACAATTACATCCAACAACGTAACTGCAAACACAAGCGTGACATCACCAACAGTCAACGCTAATGTGATCACTGCCAATACTATAAATGCAGACAACGTTAATTATTCAAATGGTCAACCCAGAACAATAGGCACAGTATCATACGTGGATGTTCTAGGCGGGAATACTGGCTTAACAACCTCCGGTGGACCAATTACTACTGTTGGTAATATCATTTTATCTGGAATTTTAAGTGTTGAACATGGGGGAACTGGCAGAAATACTGCTAATGCTGCCATATCTTCCTTATTGCCGGATCAAACAGGTAACAGTGGAAAGTTCTTAAAGACAACTACTAATGGATTACAATGGGCAACAGCCACTGGTGGTGCTGCTGTTCCAGAACCATCATATGTTCAATATTTTTATGATGATCAAGCCAGAGCTATTCGTGTAGATGAAACTATTGATAGCGAGCACAGGATATCATCCTATACATATAATAGCAATAGTACTGTAGCCACAGTAACCATTGCTTTTCAAGGAATCACTAGGGTTGAAACATATAACTATGATAGTAATGGTTTGGTAACTAGTATGACCGCCACTTATCCTTAAGATTTATTTTTTTCGCCCATTGCGCATATTTATTTGCCAGCGTGCCAGTTGTCCTTTTCGGCCTTTAGCGTGGCTAGCTTTTTCTAATTCGGCCATAGTAGCATTTTTAGGAATACCGTGGCGTTGGCTATCTCCTGGGCGCCCAGGACCCTTACCATCTGCAAAGTTTTCTGTCACAGACTCGGGTGACCAGGCCAGACTCTTGCTGCCCTTGACTGTGGGCTTGAATCCTGCGCTCTTGTAAAACTTCATCAATTTGCTTTGACTCACTTGTCCCTTGTCCCAAGGAAACAGTGTGAGTGAGATACCATCTTCTTGTGCCAGGCGTTGCAATTCCTGCATGGCTCTAGTGCCAACACCTTGACGTAGTGGATAGGCCTGGAACCATTTGATTTCCACAGCACCGCGCTGGCTCATGCTGGGAACCAGTTCAAACGTGGCAAACTGTTGATCATCGCCTGAACCGCCCAGGGGCATGACATGATTGTTTTGCCAAGTCTGTGGGTATGCGGCGTAGACCTTTTCGATCCAGGCCAGTGCTTTGGCATTACTGTTGATTTTGATTTGAGTTGGCTGGTCATCGTCTTCCGCCACACCTTGCGCGGGACGATCAATGCCCAGATACTTTATGGCATATTCTCTGGCACGTTGTTTGTCTTCGGGAGTGTATGATTTGTCAAGAGCATCCCATCCTTGAAGTACAATCCATTTTTCTTGCGCTTTGTCCCATTCCATATAGTGGCTGACGTTCACCAAGTCTTGAGTCTCAGCTGGGAATTTGTTATGTCTGGTAGAATTAAAATCGCGTCCAATCATGGGCAACTGTTTGTGTCTGCCTTCTGCGTCTATGTATTCTCGAGTTAGTGCATCGTACACATAGGCGTGAGTCAATGTCCAATTTTCATGATTGTATTTTATATCCCGTTGCCGGACAGGATCCAGTTCGTCAAACTCATCAGGTTCTAGATACCTGTCCGGCAACGAATCAAAGAATTCATAAACAAATCCCAGTGTAAATCTCTGAGGATTCATGTTGCGTATGGTGAGAGCTAATACTGCACATTCACCTTGCATGTACTGAATTTTTGCGATTTCTCGCTCGCTTGTACTTTCTCGCGTCAAATGTTTTTCCGAGCCTTCCGTCACACCTTGCTGACCTTCGTGTTCGCCACGGACAGCACGATCAACATAATCATCGGTGACTGGTCGCTCTAGGTCTACACTCACGCCCAGTTGCTTTGCAAGTTTTAATATCTGACCACGCACTAGGGGGTCTTTATATATCGCAGTTAAACTATACTGACCTTCACTGTAATCACTTTGATCTTGAAACAGTGGTATCACTCCGGGAATCTTCTGCAACCCTGCGTA